GGTGGTCTGTGCGTCGAGGCGGATTGGCATGGCGTTGAGAAGTCCACACACCAAGGATCAGCCAACTTCTTCCCAACCTGGATCAAGCACAAGGCCAAGGCACCCCTGCTAGGCACACGCTGGGCGTTGGTCGCATGGATCACGGGGCCAGCATGGAGATAGCACCCATCGACCTGATCCTGCTTGCAATGGGCGCAATGCTTCTTGCAATGTGGCTGGACAAATGACCTTCGCCGCGAACCTGCCACGCCACCAGTACGTCATGGTGGACCGCCAGTTCTGCTCTCAGGGCAAGGAGCATGGCTGGGAAGAGGCCGTATGGTTCGGGCTATACTCGGTGCCACACCGGGCTTGGGGCTGCACGGTCATGCTGAAGTGCGGGGCGCTGTACAGGGGATTGCCGCTGCACGCATTGGCGTTTACCAATGGGACGAGCGAGCCGTGGACCCTGGGTGACGCGCAGCGCTGGGATTGTTTCGGCTGGAACTTCACGACCATCGAGTACGACTATCTGCGCGAACTGGATTGCCAGGTGTGGCTGGCGGGCAGGCAGGCATGGATGCGTGGAGCCTATATGTTCACCGCAGAACCTTACGGAGACGGGTACAGCCTGGAGCCGAGCCAAACCAAGTCGCATCACTTCATTGAGCTTGCCAATGGAAGGATTGCCTGCGTGCCGGGCAACAACGTCTTATTCACGGAGGCATCGTTCACGGGCAAGAATGGGGTTGCCAAGCCGACATGGCTGAAGGTACAAACACAGGTCTTCCACGCAGAAGAACAGGCGTTTGACGGCGTGGTCGGAGAGGAGACGGCGTGAACTACTTACAGATTGCAAGGCTTGAGGTGGCGGCACTTCAGGAGTTTTTAGACATGGACAACTGCCACCCTGGCAAGCTAATGGATTCGGAATGCTCTCCGCTTTATTGGGTGATGAACCAGATGTTGTATGACAAATTTCACGGACACGGCTGGGAGTTGGATCTCCTGACCGGGCGGTTCGTAAAACAAGGAGGTTAATATGCCGTTAGGCAAAGACATCGGAAAGAACATTCGGGAACTGCGCGCTGACAACCGCAAGAAGGGATCGGCTCGCGGGGCTGGCGGGAAGCCGCGCTCGCAGAAACAGATCCTAGCCATCGCGCTTCGGTCTGCCGGGGTGCCGCCCAAGGGTGGCCGCCGGTTCCGTATGCGGTCGAAATGATCGACCGGATCGAATGGCTGGCCGAAATCCTAGCGCGGGTGCGTCGGGGGCTGGCCAAACACAGGGACAACATCAGCCACGCCGAGGCGCACAAGGTCAGGGAAATTATTGCTGGCATTGACGCGGCGGCGCTGATAACAAAGGAGATAAGAAGTGAACACACAGGAAGTACTGGCGGATAGGATCAAGGCGCTGGAGGATAACAGCCACCTGCTTGAAAAGCGGCTGGTGGCTGCGGTCCAAACCATCCAGAGGCTTAGGCACGAAATAACAATCGGAAGGCTGGAGAGGGTGGGATCGGACAAGACCGAGGCAGAAAGGATCGTGGCCGGGATCAGGGACGAGCGCGACATCGTGGTTCCGCCCCAGCTTCAGATCACCAAGCCGAACAGGAATCCCGGCAAGAGAAAGTGCGGTGGTGGCAACAGGACGCGGGACATTGTCCTGAAACGCTGGGGCTTGTGGAGAATCCAGTACGAGCAGGGCTACACCACCCGCCAGATTGCGAACGCGTGGAAGTGCAACCGCAAGTCGATTGATTATGCCAGGGAACATCATTGGGGGGCGGAATGAAATACCTATCCGTCTGTTCTGGTATTGAGGCCGCGTCTAAAGCGTGGGAGCCGATCGGATGGGAGCCAGTAGCGTTTTCAGAAATCGAACCCTTCCCAGCCGCCGTGCTGAAGCACCGGTGGCCGAAGATTCAAAACCTAGGAGACATGACAAAGTATGAACAATGGAATATACCAAGCGGATCAGTTGACCTTCTGGTCGGAGGCACGCCTTGCCAATCCTTCAGCGTCGCAGGACTCAGAAAGGGACTGCACGACCCAAGAGGGGGACTCATGCTTACCTTTCTTGAAATCGCTAAAAGTCTCCGGCCTCGATGGGTTGTCTGGGAAAATGTCCCCGGTGTCCTGTCAAGCAACGGAGGAAGGGATTTTGGTTCCTTCCTCGGAGCGTTGGGGGAGTTGGGGTATGGGTGGGCGTACAGGGTGCTGGACGCTCAATGGTTCGGAGTGGCCCAGCGACGCCGCCGTGTGTTCGTTGTCGGATGTCTTGGAGACGGGGCCGATGCCGCCAAGGTTTTATTTGAGTCAGAAAGCGTGCGCCGGGATTCTCCGCCGAGCCGAGAAGCGGGGCAAAGAGTTGCCGCCGATGCTCAAGAAGGCGTTGGAATCAGTGGCATAGCCGGTGGGTTTAGGATGCAAGCCTTCGGGGAGTATTCCGAAGACGGAACCGCATCAGCCATGAAAGCAAGAGATTACAAGGATGCGACCGACCTTGCCGTCCTCTACGAAAACCACCCCAACGACAGCCGTGTGACCGGACCGCACGAAGTTGCTCCAAGCTGTGTTTCAAGGTTTGGAACCGGCGGCGGCAATGTGCCGTTGGTGCAGGAGGCGATTGCCTTTACTACTGAACAGACACCAAAATTCAACAGGGATCAGGCATTAACTCTTACCAAACAATCTCCAACTGGAGGAGGACAGCCGCAATGTGTTGCGGTTGCGCACCCGCAAGCAATTGCCTTTGAGCCTGGCATAGCAACGAGAGAAGGCAGCGAAAGCAGATTTGTTAAAGAACTATCTCCGACATTACGGAAGGAGATGGGAGACAATCAGGTGGCGGTTGCTATGCGTGAGTCTGGTCAAGGGTATTGGATGGAAGACAGCAAGGCTGGAACACTTAGAGCAGAGGGCGAGAATAGGCCGAGCAGACCTAGCAATGTGATTGCTCAAAGCTCAATGGCAGTACGCAGACTCTCTCCAAGAGAATGCGAACGACTTCAAGGCTTTAACGATGACCACACGATGATCCCTTGGCGCAACAAGCCAGCGGATCAATGCCCAGATGGTCCACGATACAAGGCGCTGGGTAACTCAATGGCCGTGCCGTGCATGGCGTGGATTGGAAAGAGGATTGACAAAGTTGATCGTGAAAATAGAAAGGCAACTAAATGAAACTCTGGACAAACCAAACCAACTCAATCCACAAGGTCGATGACTCGATGCTGTTCCCGCGCAACACCTATGTGCTGCCGGACGAATTGACGGGACCGACCTGGGACGACTCCATACCCTGCCCGCACAAGATCAAGCCCTACTATCCAGGCAGAGCCACGGGCGGTGCAACTGCGGTTTACCGCGCCGGGGCATTGGGTGATGCGATCATAGCAACCGCCTTCGTGCATTACCTAGTCCAAGAGTCCGGCGGGTGCGTTGATGTCTATGCTCCAGCCAGAAACCTCACGCTTTATGCGGGGCTGGGTGCCAAGCTGTTCCCGCTGCCGCCCACGCTGGAGGCTTGGGATAGCTATGACGCGCACCTGCCGACCGACGACTTATTTAGCGGTCAGGTTGGAAACACCAAGCTGGGTACTGGTCCGGGCAACTGTTACGACCGCATCTACACCTGGATGAATGCAGGTGATGTAGATACAAAGTATAAACGCCCGCACCTGTACCTGATCGAACCCGACCACAAGGAGCTAGTCGAGATGCACAAGTGGCCGATCAAGGGTGACTACTTTGCTTACCATGTCAGCAGTTCTGGGCCGACCCGCACCTACCCGCCCAAGATGGGGCAGGATGCGGTCTTGGCGTTGCTTGAAGCGTTCCCAAATCACAAGGCCGTCATCATCGGGCTGGACAACTCAAACAACTTCAAGGTGGATCACCCTCGCGTGATCGACCTGTTCAACGTGACCAAGCAGTTCCGCTCGCTGTTCCCCATCGTAAGCGGGGCGGACTTTGTCGTGGCACCGGACAGCAGTGTCAACCATGTGGCAGCCGCCTTTGACACGCCTTGTGTGTCGCTGTGGGGGTCATACGACCCAAACGATAGAATGACTTACTATCCCAAGAACATCTCGGTCTTCAAGCCTGACACCTGCCCGCACGCTCCGTGCCGCCCTCATGCGGGTCTACCGCAGGCTAAATGTAAGGATGCTACCAACAAGCTTCCTAAAACCCAGATGTGGTGCAATGCCCTACGCAACATCACCGCCCAAGATATAGTCGAGGCGGCTAAGAAGGCGATGGAGTTGGAGGGATAATTTAATGCCGGAGTGGTGTGCAGAGAGATCCTGCAACGGGCTGTCCTCCTAGTGTGTGTCGCCTCTTGAATCACCGGCATGAATTTTTGATATGAAAACAACCTTCAAGCACGTGGATTGGAGCGGCAAAAGCAAGGTTTACATTGCCAAAGACAATTCGGTGAATGGATTCTATAAAATTGGATGCTCAAAAGATCCATTAAAAAGATGCAGAACGATTGGAAGCAAGAATTGTGAAATTATTTTTGAATCAGAGCCAGATTATTACAACGGGACTGAGATTTTTGCACATAGCCTTCTCGATGACAGAAGGCATACGTACATTGGATCTGGAAAAACCGAGTGGTTTAAGCTTTCCGATTATGAATTAAAAATAATAAAGGCAGCCATAAAAATTCATTCTGAATATGTATCTCTGGCAAGAAAATATAGCGATGCCATAAAAAACAAAAACAATGAACGATAACCAACGTAAAGCGGAAGCCATCGTGGGTCAGGTGGATTGGCAATCCGAAAACCACGGACTGTGCCACTGCCCAGGTGAAGCCACGCACACCAGCCATACCAGGCTGCGCGACACCACGGTGTTCGTGGACGGAGTACCCACGATCTTCTGTTGGCACACCTCCTGCATGGCGTACCGTGATGAGGCCAACCGCAAGCTGCGCCGCGCCATCCTGCATGACAATCTTGGCAGGCCGATACAACAGTTGGATAATCCTGTGAAACTGGTGATAGAGAAAGATCCTGAGAGCGAAATAATTGACCGGATCAAGACGATTGCCGAATCGAACAAGAGCCGATACCTGACCCACTACAACTGGGACCCAGCGGATATGTTCGAGGAGAGTCCGGTCAAGCTGGACGATCCGGCGCAGGACTACCACCGCTTCCTGACCTTGTGGCAGCCGAGTGATCTGATCTGGATTGGGGATGTCAAGGACAGCGGCAGGCATCCGCAGAACTTCCGCAAGGTCAGCGAGTGGATGGGCTTGCCATCGCCGGTGGGCAACTACACGACCGGCGCGGTGTTTGTGCCGGGATCGGTCAGTCGCGCCAACGAGAACGTGGACACCAGGGTCTACCTGGTGGTGGAGTCCGACACGCTGACCAAGCCGCAGATGGGCGCGGTGTTCCAGGCGATGCGCGATCTATTCAAGATGAGGATGTATGCCGTGGTCGACACGGGCGGGAAGAGTCTGCACGGGTGGTTTGAGAACCCGCCCAAGAAAGAATGGATGGAGCAACTAAAAGCTTTCCTTGTTCCGCTCGGATGCGATCCTGCAACTTTCAAGCCAAGCCAGCCGGTTAGGATTCCGGGGGCGAAAAGAAACGACACGACATACCAAAGTTTTCTTTGGTTTTGCAAGGAGGGGAAATGATAGAGCCAGCCGTGGGATTGGGGGTGAAGCAGCCGGTAGATCAGTGGCCGCCGATCAAGAGGTACGAGGATCTGGCCAAGGAGAAACTGCCGGAGCCAGAGGTGTTGATCGAGGGGATGTTGCACCAGGGGGGCAAGCTGCTCCTGGGCGGTGGCAGCAAAGCTTTCAAAAGCTGGAGCCTGATTGACCTGTCCTTAAGCCTGCACACCGGTGCGGATTGGTGGGGCAACAAGTGCCGCAAGAGCCGGGTGCTGTTCATCAACTTCGAGATTCAGGAGTGGAGCTTCAGGAACCGCTTGGCCGATGTCATCAAGGCAAAGAACCTGACCCCAGATCAGGTCAAGGACTTCGATGTCTGGACGCTACGAGGCTATGCCGCCGACCTGACCTTCATCCGCCCGATTATTGAGAAGCACATCCAGGGCAGGGGATACCAGGCCATCGTCCTTGATCCGAACTATATGTTGATGGGTGACCGCGATGAGAACAGCGCGGGGGACATGGCCAGCCTTATGAACGAACTGGAGGCACTGGCGACCAAGCATAACCTGTCTGTCATCCTGTCGCACCACTTTGCCAAGGGTAATGCCTCATCCAAAGAGGCCATCGACCGCTTCTCTGGGTCAGGGGTGTTCGCCCGGAACCCTGACAGTTTGGTCGTACTGACACCCCATGAGGAGGACGAGCGTACCTTCACCTGTGATGTGACGCTTCGCAACTTCAGCCCCATGGATCCATTTGTCATCCAGTGGCACTACCCCATGTTCCGACCCAACTATGCCCTGAACCCTGACAACCTAAAGAGGCCAGGCGCCAAGCCTGTCATAGGTGACGAGCGGTTCCTTGGAGAGATGGGCAGTAAGGGTTGGCAGGCATCCGACCTGTGCCGTCACATCATGGACAAGTGTAAGATTTCAGAGAGAACCTTCTATCGGCACCTGAAACGGCTGACAAAGGCTGGCAAGATACTGTTGGAGAAGGACTTGTATACTGCCAACCAGTCCAGCTTCTAGCTGTCAGTTCAGCCTGTCATTTCCCTGCCATTTACTCTACTGCCATACCCTTATATATAATAAGGCAAAAGACAGTTCCGAGGAACCAGGGGGAGGGGTAACTCCTATGTCGTTACCCTCCCCTCCCCTGACGGCAGGTTCCGAGGAAAATCCACTGCCTGAGTGTTCCCAAGAAAAGAAAAGCTGGCACCCGCAGGGACACGCGCCCTTGGGCGTGCGGGGAGGGTGTGGTATATTAAGGGAATGAAACGCCCCGGCCTCTATGCCAACATCAACGCTCGCCGTAAGGCTGGCACATCCCGTCCCAAGTCTCAATCCACCATTTCACCCCGCACTTGGCGCATGATGAAGGCCAAGAAGGGCGGCTTTCGTGAAAAGCCCTCGCGTTGACCTAGCGTGGGCGTACATAGAGCTTCTTCTTACGGAGAACTCCCGCCTACATCAAACCATAGGCAAGGTGGACCGACTCTGTGGCGATATCCTAGCCGACTGCTCCCGTGAGGTGTATGAGGCGAACATGGTCAGCCTGACTGACGACCTAGAAGACCTGGGAAAGTTCCTTGATGTACACCAGGAAAAGATTAAACTGCTGGCAGGAGCATTAAACCAATGAGACAATCCCCATGCAACAGGCCGGTGCGTACCCCTGGAGGGTCAAAGAAGTTTAAGGTGAGAGCCTGTTCTGGCGGCAAGTCCAAGACCATCCGCTTTGGCGATCCCAAGATGACCATTAAGAAGTCCATACCCGGACGGCGCAAGAGTTTTAGGGCTAGGCATAGGTGCGACAGCAACCCTCCTAGCAAGCTAACCCCAAGATACTGGAGTTGTTCCAAGTGGTAAAACAAGGCACCAGGATACCGTTTAATCGAGCGGAGATGCCACTAGAAACGCGGATTGGTGGCAAGCAAGTAGCCGATACCTCCCAACGCAAGATACCCCTTATAAAGCGCAAAATCCCCGAATCCTTGGGCAACCGTGCCTGCTGCGTCTCTATTGGTCGCTGAAGTACCGTTTTTACATATCCCTTATAGGACATAGCGTCCTTATAGCGTCTTTATACCGCCCTTATAGGGTCGCCAGCCTACCGTTTGTTCTGCTCCCGCCACTTGGCCCAACGCTCCCGCTGAATGCGCGACACTTTTTCGTAATGCTCCCGCGATAACTTCCGGGCTTTCTGTGGCCCCTTAACGCTCCCGCCTTTTCTGCCCTGGGCGGATAGGTACTCCTTAATAATTTGTTCTTTATTCATTCCTTATAGGCTCCTTATAGGCCAAAGTACCGTTTGGTGGTCAAATCAAATCGCCACGCTGCCGTTTATGGGCGGATGGCGGAATGGGTGAACCGGCCAAGGGGTTGAACCTTGGCGGGGGTGGTTAATTATGGCACAAGCGCATTAAGGTAATCAACACAAGCATCAAGAATCTTTTTGGTTTTCTTGTTAATCGGATGGCCATCCTTTCCCGTATTGTCCCGATATGCTTGGTCAAGCATTTCAGCCAAACAATCGTGAATCTGTATCAATGTAACTTCTTTCATTATGTGTTCCCTTTCTTGCATCCCCACCGCCAAGGATTGCCCGTGGCCATGGTTCCGTTTGTTAGGTTGACCCGATCGGATCCCACCTTTGCCTCCCCCGTTGAAAGGGGAGGACAAGGGGAGACTTATTTCCGCCCGATAAACATCGCAAACGCAACCAATATCCCGCCCAAAATCAAACCGTGGGCGAAGTAAACGGCGCCGTGGATTTCCGCGATCATTTTTGATCCTCCAGTTTTCTGTAAGGGTTCATAATCCATTCACCTCTCAGCGTGCGGATTTCGTATGCCGACCATTCCAAGCCCTCTCGGATCAGCCAGCGATGAGCCGAACCACAAGATTTGAACTTGCGGATCAGCTTTCCTTCGGGTGAATAAACGCCCCAACTCATTTCCGCCTCTTTGCTTCATCGAGCCGTGAGCGGTAAAGATCCTCGAGGGCATCATTCAAGCCCATCGGATCTTTATTGTATGAGGCCTCAGCATAATCGCCCCACCAGTATCCTTCGACTTTTTGCGTGGTTGTGTCGATCCATATGTTCGGACCGCCAAAGGCAACCAAAACCCTTGCACCGATAAACTCAAGATCATTCTGCACGATCCATCGAAAATCGAGGGCATCGCTCAAATAATCGTAAGCCTCACAGCCATTTTCTCCCTTGGGTTCATATTCTCCGCTGTTGATGGTGTCGGCGATATGTTGCACCATATCGGCCAAGCCATTGTCATTTTTGGTTTTTGCTTCCGTTGTTGTCATGTGGTGTGCGTTTCCTTTCTTTTGGTTTTTGGTTATCTGGCGGTAAGTTCGCCAATATTAATCGACCCAGCGTCTTTTATTTTTGACATAAACTGCATAGCGGTTTTAACCGAATCGAATTTAATATCTACCGACTTAATCCATTCCGAATCCAGTTTAATTGTCACCCAACCGATTTCCTCAAGCGTATCTGGACACTCCGAAAATTCGGAAATCAATACTGCAATCATTTCATTATCATCCCGAATTGATTTCACAATGAAATCGCAATTTCCACCAGTTGCCAAACATTCTAAACCCAATTTATCTGCATAAACTCCAATCTTCCGGGGAATGTTGTATCCTTCCCAATTATTGCGGGAGACTTTAGCCCCTCTCGCCTGGGCGTTGGTGCGTTTGTTTTGCATACGGCCATTGTGCTACCCGCTTGGAATATGTCAAGCGATTATTTTTAAGAAAGTTTTATGGTAGATTGTGGCCGTGGAAAACCCGCCCGAAAACCTACCTGCGAAATCAAAGAATGGAAAAACCGCATACACCGATGAGATTGCGAAAACCATAATTGATGCGTGCGGTTCCGGCTTTACTCTCGAAAAGGCTGCCGAACTTGTGGGCTTAAATCCGATAACCGTGCAAGGTTGGACAAAGAAGCGGCCAAGTTTCGGCGAACAGGTGCGGATGGCAAGGAAAAAGCATGAACTTGCACTCCTTCGAGATGTCGAGTTGGCCGGTCAAAAGAGTTGGCAAGCTAAGGCCTGGTGCCTGGAGCGAATCTATTCCTATGCCCAGCCCTCAAGTCGTTTATCCGTAGACACTTCCGTCACTCATGGCGTGAATGGATCATTCGC